AGCAAAAACAGGCAGTCAAAATGGCTACAGACCAGATGGACATCTCGGGCCCTCCTCCAAAGAAACAGCATGTGGACACAGAGAGTCAGATCCCAAAGATGTACGAGATGATCAGGGACCAGATGCGCACTTTGGCATCGACACACAAAATCCCCCTGAACATTGACCACAACTGCGAGGTTATCGGGTCCATCATAATGGCTGCCTGTACAAACAACAGAGACCTGAGACCAGTGGATAAGTACTGGTTTCTAATGGGCCCTGCAGGGGCGGAAGTTATGACCGAAGTGGAGATTGACATTCAACCACAACTTCAATGGGCAAAAGGAGCTGTCCATGACCCGAAATACAAGGGGCAATGGTATCCATTCCTTGCACTTCTACAGATCTCCAACAAGACCAAAGATACCATCTTGTGGCAGAAATACCCCGTCACCCAGGAGCTAGAGATTAGCAACTCCCTTGAGATCTACGCCAACGGTCACGGCATCAAAGACCGGCTTAAGAACAGCAGGCCCAGGTCTGTCGGGCCTCTCGTCCACCTTCTCCACTTGAAGAGGCTCCAAGAAAATCCACCAAAGAACCCCAAAACAAAGAAGCCCTTAGAATCCCCTGCTGTCAATGGGATACGGAAGAGCATCGTCGGGCACCTCAAGCGCCAATGCATCGGTGAGACCCAAAAGGCAATGATCAACCAGTTTGAGATGGGGAGGTGGGAGTCTCTATCCACATTTGCTGCCTCTCTGCTGGCAATAAAGCCTCGGATCGAGAACCACTTCGTGCTGACGTACCCACTGATAGCCAACTGCGAGGATTTTGCCGGGGCAACGCTGTCTGACGAGTGGGTGTTTAAGGCGATGGAGAAGATCTCGAACAAGAAAACACTACGAGTTTGCGGGCCAGATGAGAAGTGGATCAGCTTCATGAACCAGATCTACATCCACAGTGTATTCCAGACCACAGGCGAAGATCTGGGAGTTTTAGAGTGGGTGTTCGGAGGCAGGTTCTGCCAGAGGAAGGAATTTGGCCGGTACTGCAAGAAGTCTCAAACCAAGGTCATCGGGCTGTTCACCTTCCAATACGAGTACTGGTCAAAGCCTCTGAAGTCTGCCCCAAGATCGATAGAAGGGTCAAAAAGGGGCCAGATCTCGTGCAGACCTTCTTTCAAAGGAAAGCGCCCCTCTTACAACAATTTCACCAGCATAGACGCCCTGCAGTCTGCCTCTGGGTCTCAAACCGTCAGCTTCTATGATCAAGTCAGAGAAGAATGCCAGAAGTACATGGACCTAAAAGTGGAGGGGACAACCTGCTTCTACCGAAAGGGCGGCCATGTAGAGGTGGAATTCCCTGGGAGCGCCCACTGCAACACATACCTGTTCGGTTGATTTTTGTTTCCAAAAAACTGCCTTGATTTCTCT